CGGCAGTATAGCACAGTATATCTTAGACAGAAATATCGCTACAAAATCTATAGTTTTGATTGATATTGACCCTAAAAACACTGACTATGTTAAGCAAAATCGCCTAAACGATAAAGTACATGCTATAACAGCAGACTGTAATAAAGTTAAATTAGACAGTGGTCCTAAGATTCTAGTGGTTAATACCAGTACCAATGATATGAAAAACGATGGCTGGTTTGACAACATAGCATCAGGCACCATAGTTGCTCTACAGGGTAGAGATCAACAGTGGGATAACCAAGAAAACCTATATCAAACCTTAGAATCATTTGATTCAGCATTTCCAATGTCAGAGACTCTATTACTAGATCAAATTCCATTAACCTGTGCAGAAAGCAAAGATTATTTACGCTTCATGAAAATTGGTCGTAAATAACTTTGTATGGACAGACCAGAAAAATTTTGTATAGCACCTTTTAAGGCCGCATTAATAGACCGTGACGGAACTCTATTACCTTGTTGTGATTACATGACAGGAGAAGATCGTTCTGGCTATGCTAAAATATCTGAATTAGATCATTGGCAAACAGTTCAACTGGTTGATCTTAGAAAAACTACATCTGAAGGAAAGATTGATCCTGGGTGTGACCCTTACTGTATTGCTAAAGAAAAAGATCCCAAATATGTCAACAAAAGAAAATTCTTCAACAGAAAATATCCTATCAATGATAATATACTTGACTACGTAGAAATACGTTTGTCTAATTACTGTAATTTAAAATGTACAATGTGTGGGTCCTATGCTAGTAGCAGTTTGGCTCAAGAGTATCGCGACTATCAACAGGAATATCATACCTTAGGTATGATAGTATCTGACGAAAAAACTGTTAGGTGGTGGGACGATCCTAAAAGTTTAGAAAATGCCAAACGTATTGTATCAACAGTATCTGAAATTGATCTGACGGGTGGAGAACCTCTCATAGTTCCAGAAACTGTTTCAATTTTAGAATCAGCTGATCCTGACAAAATATCAGTAATTAGAATTATTACAAATTTAACTAAACTTAATCAAAGAATACTAGATGTTATTAAAAGATTTAAATTAGTAGAAATTACAGTTAGTCTTGAAGGAATAGAAGAACACAACGACTATATCAGATATGGTAGCAAATGGTCTGATATTTTAGAGAATATTAAAATAATAAAACAATTAGATAACGTAAAATTTGCTGTCAATCATGTGTTACAACATACCAGTCTTTTCGCTTTACCTGAACTAGTTGAGTTTGTTAGAAGTAATAATATTAAATTACATCTACATGAAATATACTACGGATCGTATCCTGAGCCCGGAGTGTTAACTTTAAATTCAGCAGACTCTGCTGATGTTGAAAAATTTAAAACATGGGTAGAGCAGTCTGCAGGGATTTACAGAAAACAATTACTAACCTGGTTAGAGTCTTACAAACCAGATCAAATCTTACATACCAAATTTCATAATTATTTTGCTATGTTAGATCAAATTAGAGGGTTAGATTTTAATAAAACCTTTAGTCCTACAATATAAAACCTAAATAAATACTGTATGAGAGTATTAGACCTATTTGAAAAATGGACGGAGAAATATAAACGTTCTATAGACTGCTCTAATCCTAAAGGATTCAGCCAGAAGGCCCATTGTGCTGGCCGCAAAAAAACTAACGAATCTAAACCTAATTTAATGGATGGGTTTCGTAATCTGTTACCTATTGCGGTTAAACACTTAAACTTACCTAGCATACCTAAGATACATTTAAACAAAGAACAGTCAGGTACACATCAGGCCAGCTTTGGTGGTTATGATTCAGGTACTGATGATATTCACTTAACTATTTCAAATAGACATCCTGTTGATGTTCTAAGAACACTAGCACATGAACTAGTACACTATAAACAAAAGTTAAATGGCGAACTAGTAGATGACAGTTGGAAGACTGGCAGTGACGCAGAGAATGAAGCCAATGCTGAAGCAGGCATCATCATGCGTATGTTTAACAAACAGTATCCTAAGTTCATGGGTGTGCCACCTATCATATCTGAGACCATACGCAAGATAGGTCCTAGCAAGTGGCGCCTATACAGCAAGGACGGCAAGAAGAACTTGGGAACGTTTGATAGTCTGAAAGCCGCCAAGAAACACGAACGCGAAGTGCAATATTTCAAACACTTGGGTGAAATGAGTCATCGTGAGGCTGAAAAGATATTAAAGAAACATCACTATCACCTAGAAAGACAGCATGGTGGGCATGAGATATGGAAGGACGAAGAAGGACACACATTTGCCCTACCATACAAGCACCACGGCAAGGACATATCAAAGGGTGTTGAACATGAATTGCGTAAAGAAGTCAGTCACATGGAAGAAAACTTTGCTGATGGTAAAGTACGAGGCAAGAGCCGTCCAGGACGTGTAAAAAAGGCTGGTGCCAGTTGTAAAGGTAGCGTGACTGATTTAAGAGCAAAGGCAAAAAAGTATAGCGGTGAGAAAGGCAAGATGTATCATTGGTGTGCTAATATGAAAGGCGGTAAAAAGTGAACCTAGGTGTGTGGACTTTTATAGTTCACAACTGTGTATTTGGTTTATGTATTCCAGATGAAACCGTTCAAGTAGAGATGTTTAAAACTAAAACGGATTGTGTTATTACAGCACAACTGTATGATGAATTGACTAATATAGAAAATGTAGTATTAGGATATCCAGTTTATTATACAGAAAGTGTGTGTTTTAATTGGACGGAGTACTTAGAACTAAATGACAACAAATAAAGCAATTATTATAGCGGCTTGTATCTTAGGATTCAGCCACGTTTGGAATGGGTATCTAATGGATTTAGATGTAATATTAAAATGTGATACTTATGGCACTACGTGTATTGTAGCGGCTGAACAAGAACGATGAAGTGGTTATACGACAGTAAATTTTATCGTTGGCTAGACGCTGACCCTGAGCGTTGGGAGTGGTATGGCATGATATTGCTTGTGGTGGCTTTGGTCGGGTATGGACTTATAATATGGTGGATGGAATCATGAAAAAACCTGATTTTAATGATGTTTGGATTGTAGTTTTAGTATGTGCTTTAGCAGTATTTTTTATACTAGGTTAATTAAACTTTTAGGACAAGAGATTTATGACAAACTATGAACAATATATTAAACATAGTTATGACATAATCAAACGTGCGGAAAATATGTTGGCTATCACAGTCAATGAAAACATAGAAGCGTACCTAGTTCAATTATTTGCTCACTATATGGATAAACCAAAAGTTAATACAGATCCTATCTGTATTAAATTATTAGAAAGTACATCCAAACCTAACAGAATTAGACAACATATTCTTAAAGAAGTTGGGGATGAATGTCTACTCATACACTCAATGGAATGGGGGCGGCCACGCTGGCCCAGCAACAGTTACTATCATGACATGGGGCAAACTGCCTATGTTACCAGAGCTTATATAGACAATCCACCAGACATATTATATGATGATTTGGCTATGGATTTTGATTTGGTAACAAAAATTTTAAGAAACTGTAGACAATCATAAGTAATTATAGTATACTATATTATATTTAAATCAAGGAGACATCATATGTCAGTGGTATTCAATACTGAACAAAAGGCAAAACTAACACAGTTGATCAACGAAGGTATCCAAGTATTATCAGAAGTTGAGGACTTGAACGCTGGTCTTAATGACACAGTTAAAGCAGTGGCAGAAGAACTACAGGTTAAGCCTACTATTCTTAAAAAAGCAATCAAAATTGCTCAAAAATCAAATTTTGGTGAAACAAACAACGATCATGAAACACTGACAACTGTTTTGGAAACTGTTGGTAGAACTCTGTAACAAACTGTGTTATAATACAAGTAGTAAGTTTCGCCCACTCAAGGGCATGTAGAACGGTAAGCCAGCCACAATTGGCGAAAGGAATAAATGAGTTACATAGACGCACTATTTGATCGTGATAAAGATCGTATTCATATTGTTGAACGTGTTAATGGCGAACGAGAGTATCGTGAGTATCCAGCAGAATATGTTCTGTACTATGATGATCCCCGAGGCAAACACAGAACTATCTATGATACACCCGTATCTAGATTCTCAACTAAAAATTCAAAAGAGTTCCATAGAGAACTAAAAATCAACTCAGGCAAACGCTTATGGGAAAGTGACATCAATCCTGTGTTCCGCTGTCTTGAGAACAATTATCTTGGCAAACCATCACCCAACCTACAGACATGCTTTTTTGATATTGAGGTAGACTTTGATCCAGAGCGTGGCTTTTCAAAACCTGAAGATCCGTTTAATCCAGTAACAGCAATTAGTTTATATCTAGACTGGATGGACAAACTGATTACCTTGGTAACTCCACCTAAGTCAATGTCATGGGAAACCGCAGAAGAAATAGCCAAACGCTATGACAACTGTTTCTTGTTTGACAGAGAAGAAGAACTAATTAAAACGTTCTTGGATCTAATAGAAGATGCTGACATCTTAAGTGGTTGGAACTCAGAGGGCTTTGATATTCCCTACATGGTAATGCGTACCAATCGTGTGTTGTCAAAAGATGATACACGTAAGTTCTGTTTGTGGAATCAGTTTCCCAAGAAGCGTGAGTTTGAACGCTTTGGTGCTAGTAACTTAACCTTTGACTTGATTGGACGTGTACACTTAGACTACATGCAGTTATATCGTAAGTATACCTATGAAGAACGTCATTCATATAGTTTAGATGCCATTGGCGAATATGAACTAGGTGAAAACAAAACTGCCTATGAGGGTACACTGGATCAACTCTATAACAAAGACTTTGAAAAGTTCATTGAGTATAACAGACAGGATACCGTACTTCTAGCAAAACTAGACAAGAAACTTAGATTCTTAGATCTTGCTAACGAACTGGCACATGACAACACAGTGTTGCTACAGACTACAATGGGTGCTGTGGCTGTTACTGAACAGGCTATTATCAACGAAGCACATCAACTAGGAATGATTGTTCCTAACAGACGTAGCAGAGATGATGACAGTATAACTACACAGGCGGCAGGTGCTTATGTGGCACATCCTAAACGTGGTATGCACGACTACATAGGTTCAGTTGATATTAACTCACTGTATCCAAGTGCTATTAGAGCATTGAACATGGGTCCAGAGACTATCGTAGGGCAACTGCGTCCCACAATGACAGAACATCACATCAGCACAAAACAACAGGAAGGGCGTTCATTTGCTGATGCTTGGGAGGGCTTATTTGGTAGTTTAGAGTATGAAGCAGTGATGCGAGGTGATGCTGGTACTGAAATTACCATAGACTGGGCCAACGGTGAATCAGACATTGTCAGTGCCGCAGATGTTTGGCGTCTAATCTTTGATTCAAACAAGCCTTGGATATTGTCAGCCAATGGTACTATATTCTCAAATGAACGTAAAGGTGTTATTCCAGGGTTACTAGAGCGTTGGTATGCTGAACGTAAAGAACTACAGGCTAAAATGCGTGAAAGTATCAAAGCAGAAAATTCAGTAGAAACTGCGTTCTGGGACAAGCGACAGTTAGTTAAAAAGATTAACTTGAACTCATTGTATGGTGCTTTGTTGAATCCAGGTTGTAGATTCTTTGATCATCGTATTGGGCAGTCAACTACTTTAACAGGTAGAACTATTGCCAAGCACATGGATGCTTATATCAATGAATGTATTACAGGTGAGTATGATCATGTTGGTGAAGCCATAGTGTATGGTGATACTGATTCATGTTACTTCACTGCTTGGCCTGCTGTTAAAGAAGATGTTGAAGCAGGTAAGATGGAATGGAACAAGGATATTGCTGTACAGTTATATGATTCAATCGCAGAACAAGTTAATGAATCATTTCCAAGTTTTATGGAAAAGGCATTTCATGTCACACGCAAACAGGGTGAACTAATCAAGGGTGGTAGAGAACTTGTGGCACTCAAAGGATTGTTCATTAAAAAGAAACGTTATGCTGTATTGATTTATGATATGGAAGGTAATAGACTGGACACACATGGTAAGCCAGGTAAAGTCAAAGCCATGGGCTTAGATCTCAAACGTTCAGACACTCCTAAGGTAATTCAGGACTTCCTAAGCGAAGTGTTACTGGCAGTACTGACAGGTACGGGTCGTGAAGTAATTATTGAAAAAGTACGTGACTTTAAACTATTATTTACAGAACGTCCTGCTTGGGAAAAGGGTACTCCTAAGCGTGTCAACAACTTGACTAAGTACACCAAGGAAGAAGAACGTCTAGGCAAAGCCAACATGCCAGGACATGTCCGTGCCGCAATGAATTGGAATAACCTAAGACGTATGATGAGTGACAACTACTCAATGGCCATTGTAGATGGTATGAAAACTATTGTGTGTAAACTTAAAGACAATCCATTAGGTTATACATCAGTGGGTTATCCAATTGATGAACTACACATTCCTCAATGGTTTAAAGAACTGCCATTTGATGACGCCAGTATGGAAGTTGGTATTGTAGATCAGAAGGTAGAAAACCTATTAGGGGTACTAGATTGGTCTATTGCTGAAAACACACAGATAACAACAACCTTTGACGATTTGTTTACATTTGAATAATGCAAATAGAAGATCTTTTACAGTTAAGAACACTGTTGATAGAATCTAGATCTGATTTTGATCTATCTGAGTCTATAATAGCCAAACAGATACAGCATAAGAATATTTCTGGTAGAGCGTTAGAGTCAGAGACTAAGACTAATATTCAAACAATTAACGGTTTATTTGATTCAATGGTTGACACTAATAAAAAAATATTAGAACTCATTGATCAAAAGATAACCTTAGTTGAAGAACAAATTGACAGTATACCAAAGGAAGAATTCTATCCAGAATATCATCAATTATTGTTTGATGACGAAAGAGAAATAATAGCTCAGATTAATTCATTAAAAAGTATCAAGTTAGCAAAAGAAAAGATGTCAAATTCAATATCAGAATACGCTGATTGGACACACCCTGGACTTCAGATTAGTTGTTATTCAGGAATACCTTGTAAGAGTATATTAGCCTGTGATCCATTATATTTTGTTGATGCTAATAGAAGTCAAATTGATGACATTGTGAGAGATTATCCAAAATTATTTCAACGTAAGGTTAGGAGATATGCTATTGGTAGAAAACAGTTTAATCTATTACCCCAACAGAGTTTTGGGTTAGTTGTTTGTTGGAATGTGTTTAATTATTTTTCACTAGAAAACATTAAGACCTATTTAGAATCTGTTTGGCCACTGCTGTTACCAGGTGGGGTATTTGCTTTTACTTATAATAATTGCGACCTATTACAGTCAGCTAAACTCTGTTATGAATATAAAACCATGTGTTGGGCAACAGAAAGAGATATTACCAAAATAGTTAATAGCATTGGATTTGAAGTGATTAAATTTGAAGACTATCAAATGGGTGGTGCTGATGCTAACTATCTTAGTTGGGTAGAAATACGTAGGCCTGGAACATTTAATACAATCAAACGAGGTGCCATAATTGGTGAATTGATTGAAAAATAATTTAGAGTCAGTCTTGTTTTTTCTAAATAAACAAGTTATAATACATATTAACGCCATGAATAAAGGAGAACCAAATGCGTGATAATCTATTAGACATTGTGAAGAATACCTATGGTTTGGGTATTATTGACCTAGTCAAAATTAACGGAGCAGATACAGAAACAAACATTGAAGCTCTAGCAGAAGATCGTTCAGTTATTGTGAAAGCAAAATTAAATACACCAGAAACTGGATTTAAGGGTACCTTTGGTATGCCTAATCTAGGTAAATTAAGTACTATCTTAGGTATTCCAGAGTATAAAGAAAATGCTCAAATTACATTAACCACACAAGAACGTAATGGCGATCAAGTGCCAGTGGGTATTCATTTTGAAAATGCTACAGGCGACTTTAAAAATGACTATCGTTTTATGAGTCAAGAGATTGTAAATGATAAACTTAAAACTGTTAAGATGCGTGATGTTACTTGGAACGTAGAATTTGAACCAAGTGCAAATGATATTCAAAGATTAAAGTTTATGGCACAGGCCAACTCAGAAGAAACAACATTTATTGCTAAAACTGAAGGCACTGACCTTAAACTTTATTTTGGAGATCATTCAACACACGCAGGTAACTTTGTATTCCATTCAGGTGTTCAAGGAACATTGTCTAAAGGTTGGGCTTGGCCAGTTGCGGCTGTGATTAGCATTTTAAGTTTAACTGGTGATAAGAAATTTTCAATATCTGATGAAGGTGCGGCTAAGATTACTGTAAACACTGGTATTTCAACTTATGAATACATTTTACCAGCACAGAGCAAATAATGACATTTGAACGTGACAATCTAACAGTAAAACAAAAAGACTATGCAGTATTCTTGCCAGCACTTAGTGGTTTTTATGCTACCTATGTAGGTAAACAAAGACATAAAGATCCCAACAATTCCAAATACGATAATGGTAACTATGTTCCGTTAAGTCGTGTACCTAAAGACTTTGAAACAGGTGTAGAAGGACTTAACTGGCTTAACAAAGACGAAGCGTACTTTCCTTATAAATGGGCATTGTATTCAGCAGGTCATGCTGAACTGGATGTTAACAAGTTTGCACCAAAAGAAGATATGATTCGCAACAGAGATCGTGCTAACAGTTTTATCTTAGGTGATTCGGGTGGTTTCCAGATTGGTAAAGGTGTTTGGGAAGGTGATTGGAAAGACCCAAACTGTCCAAAAGCACAGAAAAAGCGTGAACAGGTATTGGCCTGGATGGATGCTTACATGGATCGTGGTATGATACTGGATATACCTGCATGGGTATGTCGCAGTCCACGTGGTAGGGTGGCTACGGGTATTAACTCGTACGAAGAGGCAGTTCAAGGAACTTACATCAACAATGACTATTTCATGGCGAATCGTACTGGTCAGTGTAAGTTCCTTAATGTCTTACAAGGTGAGAATCACGCTGAAGCAGACGACTGGTATCAACGTATGAAAAAATACTGTGA